AAATTGGTAAAGTAATTGATAATATTTTTACCAATGATGAGGAAAGACAACTTGCCAAAAATAAGTTAGTTCAAATAATTCAACAAAAGGAATTAGAACTACAAAAAATGCAAACAGAAATAATAGTTGCCGAAGCAAATGGTAATTGGTTACAAAGAAGTTGGCGACCAATACTTATGTTGTCTTTTGGTTTTATAGTTATTTATGTAAAATTTTTAGCACCTTTATTTGACCTTAAAATACCCGAGTTGGAAAATGAATTTTGGAATTTATTGCAATTAGGTATTGGTGGTTATGTAATTGGTAGAAGTGCCGAAAAAATTGCTGACAAGGTTACTATAAATAAAAAATAGTTATCTCGTATTGATAACTTAATTTATATGGTAATTATTTGGCATTTGTTACAAATAATTGGTAAATATTTTTGTTAAAAAATAATTTATTATATTTAATGTAAATTTATAAGAAAAAACTGACAAGTGCAACTATCCAAAAAAGAAAAATTACACAAAATGAACTTCCAACTAAAATTAGATCCATTAGGCAAAACAGAAAAAAAAGGTGATACAGAAAAAGATATGTATTATTTCACTTTTAAAACCTACAACGCAACAATAGAGGGAAAATTTGAACGTAGTGAGATACGACATATGATCCAAATATTGGACAATGCCATCTAAAAAAAAACCAAGCAGGTCAAAATTAGTCAAACTTGCAGATAAAGTGTTTAGTGAATTTATTAGACGAAGAAATGCTAATGAATTAGGAATAACTGAATGTTTTACTTGTGGGAAAGTTGATCATTGGAAAAAATTACAATGTGGACATTTTCAAAGCAGGAAACACTACAACACTCGGTGGAATGAGAAAAATTGCCAAGTCCAATGTGCAGGTTGTAATGTGTTTAGATACGGAGAACAATATAAATTTGGATTATACCTTGACAAAAAATTTGGTGGAAAATTATCAGAAAAACTAATGCAAGACGCAAGAAAAACCATAAAATTGTCCAATTTTGAGATACAAGAAATAATTGATCACTATAAAAATGAAATTTTAAAATTTAATTAGTATATTTGGTTAGATTTGTTTAATACTTCTTTGGTAGGAAGTTTTATTGTTTAAAGAAAGGGGTACATTTATTTGTTATCCCTTTTTTTTATTAACTTTTTTTCATATATTTGAATATAACTTTAAAATTTATACCAATGACAGATTATCTTCGAGCACGGATTGAGGCTCTTGAAAACGAAGTCCACCGATTAGAGAAAAAATGTGAGTTTAATACTGCACAACTCGAAATTGCCAAAAAACATTTTGGTTTCAACTATTTTACTAACTCTACTTTAGAAGCAAAACAATGAAAAAAGACAAATTATTAGAATTATACAATAAGTATAATCTTCAAAAAGATGATTTTTTTAAGCATCAACACTACACAATAATAACTAGGCAAGGAATTGACAAAATTCAAGCAATTGAGCAAATTTATATTGATTACGAAGTAATTAAATGTGAAACAAATTTTGCTGTAATGAAAGCACTTGCAATAAAAGACGATAAAAAAATTCAAACCTTTGGTAGCGCTTACAAAGGATTAACTTTCAAAGACGGAAACACAAATAGTTGGTACGTTGCTGAAATGGCTGAAAAACGAGCAATGAGTAGAGCTGTTTTAAAATTAACGGGTTTTTACGAATTGGGTGTATTTGGCGAAGATGAAAGCGAAAGTTTTAAAAAAAATAATAATTAAAATCTATAAACAATGAGTAACAATGTATTAGTCGACGGCTTTTTTATCAACGACAATAAACAAGAATGGATCGAATATGATTTGGTCTTTAATGCACAAAAAATGGCACAACTATTAATTGATCATAAAGATGTAATAGAAGCCAACAAAGGTAATGCAAGAATATCCTTGTGCAGAAGTAAAAATGATAAACTTTACGCAAGTTTTTCAACCTATAAACCTACTGCTAAACCCGAAGTAACAGCAGGAGCCCATATGCCCGACCGAGAGGACAATAGTGATTTACCATTTTAATTAACGGGGGGTGTAAAAACCCCCTTTTTTTATGAAATATTACGAAATAAAATATCCAAAATTATTTGATCATTTGTCTTTGGAACTTGCCAATGATAGAACTAAAGGTATGCACCAAAATTATAAGCATAAGAATTACTATTGGGGAGATAAAACACGAGAACTAAATGAACAAGGAATATTGGCAGAAATGATTGCACAATACTATTTCCAAACTTTAAACATTGATTTTAAGGCATTGAGTTATTTAGGTACTCAACCCGAAGTTGAAGCAGATATAGTTATTAGTGATCATAAAATAGACGTAAAATTTATACCACATTATGGGAAACTACTAATAGTAAATTATAATTCTCACAACAATACTAAAAAGTTAATAGACAAATATATGTTTATACAACCACTTAAAAACACTAAAAATGGTTACAATGATGCTAAAATTTGGTTTTTTGATCATAGTGAATTAGGTAGTTGGTCGATAGAAAACGACTTTAAAACGAAAGTTTTGAAATTTAACTTGTAATTTATCAACTTTTTTTAATATATTTAATGCATAACAATAAAACACTACCAAAATGCTAATTGATTTAAACAAAACTTATTCCCATTTGGACAAAATACGTTCGGGGGAAATTAAAGAGGGATTAAAATTAGGTTTTCCTAAAATAGATGACTATTTAAGATTTAAACCGGGAAATTTTAACGTGGTTTTAGGACACGCAAACGTAGGAAAAACGACAGTTATCCTTTATTTGATGTTACTTTATACTAAAAAACAAAAATTAAGGTGGTTGATTTTTTCATCTGAAAACGAGCCACATAGTATAATAAGGAAATTGGTTGAGTTCATTGAACAAAAACCTCTAAATAAAATATCAGAAAAACAATACAAAGACCATTTGTCTTATATAAATGAAAATTTTAAAATAATTGATACTAACCAATTATACACTTATAGAAAATTAATTGAATTGGCACAATCAGTAAAAAATGCTTGGAATTATGACGGATTACTAATTGATCCTTATAATTCATTAATAAAAGATCCCGAACTTATGAAAGGAATTGGTGGACACGAATACGATTACCAAGCAACAACTGAAATGCGTTTATTTTGTAAGAAAAATATGATCACTATTTGGTTAAATACTCACGCAAATACCACAGCATTACGAATAAAACACCCAATTGGACATAATTATGTTGGACACCCGATCCCACCATTAGCGAGTGATGTTGAAGGTGGTGGTAAATTCGTAAACCGAGCAGATGATTTTATAGTAATACACCGATATACTCAACACCCAAGTGATTGGACTAAATCTATGATCCACGTAAGAAAAGTAAAAGAAGTTGAAACGGGTGGGAGACCAACCTCAATGGACGATCCAATCCAATTTACAAGTATACCAAACAATGTTGGTTTTGAAATTGACGGACAAAAATTACTTGAAGCACCAATAAAAGAGGAATTTAAACCACTAATTGAATGAAAAATAAAAAACAAACCAATGAGCAAAGGTTAAAGAGGTTGGAAAAAGCAGTTGGAGAACTTTACATAATGATCCACCATTTAAATGAAGCTGTCAAATTAATAAATAAAGACGATGCAGTATAATGGTTTTGCTATACAATGGGTTTGGATTAAAGGTTTTGTAGTCGGTTTTCTATATTATGATCACTATATGGAAGTTACTAATGGTAATATACCAATAGAGGAATATGATCACGAAGATTTTTACCAAACTTTTGATTTTTGTTTCTTAATTTTTGCAATAAAAATAACTATTTGGTGAGTGTCTTAAATATAATATCAAAACAGCACAACAAATGGATTAATATTGTCCGTAGTTTTGGTATGCACAATTATCCCGAAGATATAGTCCAAAATATGTATTTAAAGATTAATAAATGGAATGGCAAGTATGATGCTTCAATAATGTACAACGAAACAGAAATAAATGAGTATTTTATTTTTAAAGTTTTGCGTAATTTATTTTTAGATTATCATAGGAAAAAGAAAATTACCT